GTCTTCAGTTCTGTTAGTTGCGGCTTCATTTATTATTTTTTTTCCATTGGTTAAGTTTTCAATAAACTCATTTATGACATCATACTCCCAACTTTCTCTTTTCAAAATTTGCCTTAGTTGTTCTATATGACTTTTATTATTTGGTTTTATAACACCAACCTTATAACTCCACTCTTTTAGTATCCTTTGTAAATTAGGAATCATACAAATTTCTCCGTAATGTCTTTCATTTCATGATAGTTCAGTCCCCAACTAACTTTAACTGGAAACTTATCTTTTTGTTCTAATATTTCTTTAACTTTCTTGATGTAATCTAAACCATCTTCCATATTAAAGTCAAACAAAAAACTATCATAACTATATAGTATTAATTTACTTTTATAGTCTTTAATATTAGGAATTAATTCTGATAAAACTTTCATATTGTTCTCAGTTTCCATCAACTGAATTGTATAATTGAACAACTTGTTAGCGTTCATCTCATCTAAATTTTTCCTAAATATCTTCTTATTATAAATATCGGATAGTATAAATTCTTTATTATTATATTTGTCCCATAATTCTTTTATATAATTTTCTACCTTACAGAAAAAAGGGTTGATTTGTGATACTTCGTAGGGAATGTACCCATATAAATATTGAAAAGATAATTTCTTACTCTCTTCATAATCAACACCATAGAACTTTGCCATATGTTCGTGTACAGAATCTTTAGAAAAATCATAACCAATTCTTTCACCGATTAGTCTTAGATGATATGCATCGTAATCCATCTCCACCAACACACCATTTTTATATCTACTCACATATGGTTTTCTACTACCATCTTTTTTATTAAGAGCTGCAAAGTTAGTTCCACCAAATCTGTTCGATGGTCTACCAGTAGATGTGAATATATTATATTCAGAATAAACCATGCCATCTATAGTTTGTATACCATTACTTTCCATATAAGAAAGGTTATCTAATATTTCATCGTTGTATGATGTGTTTACATCTTCTTTATTTTTACCAACAACATCCAACAATACACTTGCTATCTTTCTACAAACTTCTAGATGTTTTAAGATTGGTATCACCTTATTAAGATTTTTCTTTCGATAGTGTTTCATATTAAAGAAACCATGAGCTGATGTATCTAGATTATCAACTTGCAATGGTTGATTTGTTTCAATATAGTGTAGTAAATTTACATCAACAATATTATCGATGTCAATTAAATGTTGTAACTTTTTTTTATCTATGGTGTATTTTTTTGTATCTGATTTTAGATTTGGTTCTTCGTCTAAATTTAGAGACTCACTATGATTATAGGATACGATGTACTCTTCCCCATCAATAATCTGAACATAAAGCAAACAAATATTATCATCTGCAGGATGTTTATGTTCATCAGATTGTATAGGTAAAACAATACTATCTTGTTTTCTATATATTTTAAGAAACGAACTGAGTTGTTCGTTGTTTTCTACTATAACCATTTACTATACATATCAATGTATTTTTCTAAATTACATTATTTTTCTTCTACTCAATTTTTCTTGTATATCATCAACAGAACCTTTTGGTGGATTCCAATATTGTAAAGGTGACAATATATTTAATAATTGTTCATTACCTCTTTCTTCAGATAATGGTAAAACTTGATTAGTATTAAAATTAAAAACTTCTGATTTAAGTCCAGTTACCTTCCATGTTATACTAATATAACGATATAGATTATTTATTTCAAAATTGTCTTGTGATATTTCAAATAACTCACTATCTAAATTATTAGCCTTTTGAGCAAAATATCGTTTATAAGTTCCTATTCTATAATCTGATTCAGTTGGTTTAGGATTTGATTTACTAGGGTAACTTTGTTTTTTAATATTTTGTAATTTGGAATATGTATTGAACATACTATTGTTAATTATTCTATTTATAATTTTAGACTCTGAGTTATGAATCCCACCAGTCATAAAAACTTCTCTCTTTTTATTGGTATAATGAATATGATAATCTAATCCAGATGGAACAGAACCACCATGTGTATAAAAAAATTCACCCGTCTGAGTTGTTCCTGCAAACTCTATTTTAAAGTCTGTATCTTCATGTACTTTTTCCATATCTTTTTTTAGTTTACTCATTTATTAATTTCCCATCTTTATCTTGTCTAACTATATATCCCCATTTCTGTTTAGTTCCTCCAGCACCACCACGTATCTCCATTTCATTTGAAAGTATTTCTGGTTGGTCGTAGTTAAATGTTGTTGTTTGGGAACCACCATATAAGGTATTTCTATTACCAAATTCAGGATCGCTTTCAGGTAATAAATCGTCAATCGCTTTATCTCTTGCTTTTTCTTCATTAGCTTTATTTTCTATACCACTGCGATAATTATCTATTAAATCTTTTAACACATCGTCACTCTCTAGATAATCTATAACTTGTGAATATGAAGTTCTCATTTTACCTGAAATAGAAGTTGTCCATCCAGTCGAACTTACAGTATGATTTACATCAAATATTTGAAAAACTGTTTTATCTTGATAAACTTGAGGTAAATAAGTCGAATGATATGAATTACCAGGATATATTCCGCCCGTTCCATCTATCTCTAACTCCATTTCTAGTGGTATTAAAACAGATTGTTCATAGTCTGAAGTTCCACCATAATGTTCTGCAGTCAATGTTTCTATTGAACTTTTCGTTTTAGGTTTCATTTTATACTTTTTATATTTACTTCCAATTGTTTTTAAAAATAACTCTCTATCATCTGCATCTGCATTATTTAATAATTTATCTAAATCAGTATTACCGAGTCTATTTAAAGGTGGTATTGGTTTTGATGCGTCATATGGTAACTTATCATATTTTACTTCTAATACAGGTGCTAAGGCAGATTCCTTATCATCATTTTTATCTTCAAGTGATTTAGTAATAGTATCGTCATATTTTTTTAAAAACTCAAAAACACCATCGTCTTTTCCACCATTTACCTCAAGAGGTTGAGATGCAAATCCATCTTTGTTACCAATCTCTAAAGCATTTCTAAATGCTTGGTCAAAACCAGAATTATTTCTATCTTCAAACTCACTTAACAAAGCACCCAATGTGACACCCTCTGTACTACCATTGAATCCAGGTCCACTAGGATATTTTATTGCTTTTAAATTAGAACCATACATTGTCGATAATTGCATTGCAGTTGGAACTTTAGCTGATATGTTTTGACTTTTTACTATACTATCATGTCTCCAAACAGGAAAAAAGAATATTCCGTTATTTAACAATTGATTGTTTGAATAAACACTTCTTTGTGGTTGTAATGGTTTATTAAAGTCTATTGAAGTTCGTTGAGTATCTACAATTCGTATTTGGTTTGGTAAATCAGGATCAGTCTCAAGTTCAAACGACCAATAAGGTAAAGGTTGATTTAATTCATCAAATAACTTATTCATAGCTTCTGCAATTCCAATTACATCTTCAAATATATTCTGTAAAACTCTTGTATTAATTAACATATTACGTAGGTATCCAAATTGATTTGAGTCATCAGCATCAACACGAGGTTTGTAGTAAGCTTGACCTTTAGAATTTACTTTAACAACTTCACCGTTTGGGCCAAAATCAGGAGCTTCATATGGCTCTTCAGTTAAAATTACAGCATCTCCCTCTACGAAAAAAGGATTAAAATTGTAATTTACAGACTCTGTTAATTTAATTAAAATATCATCATCACCATCTAATTCATATTCGTCACCTAATAATTCAAGTGTTGTTCCCTTTTTTATAGGAAATGTTTGTCCTGGTAAAATGTATTTTCCAAAATCTATTGTCTCTAAATATTTACTGTTTCTAATTTTTATACTTTTATCACCATCAATAGATCTAAAACGTGACAAAATATTTGTATCAGATGTTATCGATGTAAACTTTGATAAAACATTATCTTCAAACCAACCCCATCTGACATAACTTTGAAAAAATTTAGAACCAGGATCAAACTCAATCTTACCTTTATTTGATTCTCTCCATTTACCATATACTATAAATTTATTTTCAACAGCACAAATTGCTCCACCACTTTTAGCACTTCTAACATTACTTGGCATACCGACATCAGCAACTTCTACACCCCCACCATATTCACTAGTTACTCTAATATTTTTTTCGTATTTACTTTTTATCTGGTCTTTTAGATATAAATCTAAATGTTTCATAAAAGCATTCAAACTTATACTTGCATTAAGTGTAACTATACTTTCCTCATCATTTTCTAATGATTCATAAACTTTTTTTAACTTTTCTCTACCTTCTTTTGTTTTCGTTAAAGTTTCAATATTTATTTTTTTTCCACCATCCATTAACTGTTGATTTGGTATCGTGTTATCTATAATACTAACCCCAAGACTTCCTATAATAGTTTGGCAATCAAAAGCTCCATCAGACCTCGTGGTATATTCAAAGTTTTTTATAATACCAACAATAGAATCAAAATCTCCACCACCTTTTTTAATTTCTTCAGAATAATCTTCGAATGCTGATTTTGTTAATCCACCATTACTCATCAAATTTTGAAGTTTTAGTAATGAACTTTTATTATATATCCAACCCCAATCCAATAGAACCGTTTTTCCATGTGCTAAAAAATGTGGTGTTAATCTATCAATATCTTCAAAACTCCAACACGTCCAATTTATTGTTGCTTCTCTTTGAGCTCTTGCACCACCTTTAAAACTAACATCTATGGATTTAATACCAGGCAATGGTCTTTTATTTGGATTATCCATGTAACCTCTAGATGAATACAAGTCATCATATCCACCAGCTAGTTTTCCATTATTTATAATTGTTACATTTCCTTCTGAGTCTGTTGTCGGTGTGTTTGGTAATATTTCACCACCCATCAATATTACAGGATTTTCTTGATTTGAACTCATTCTAATAAAAGTGGTTCTAGACATCATCTCTTGTTGAGTTAAACCACCTGTAGGAGAATCTGAATAAGATGTTTCTTTACCAAGAGCTCTCATCTTTTCAAATAATCTTTTTTGAACTGCTTCGTCAATAGGTTCTAGACTAATCATAACTTTAATTGTTTAGTTGTTTAAATTTTTCTAGTATTTCACTAATATTTGATGGGATTCTTAATTTTGTATTTGGTGGTAGAGAGGTGATTCCTCTAATACCATTTGCTTTTGCAATAACCCACCATAATGTAGAATCACCATAATATACTTGAGCTAAATTATCTAACCTTGTACCAACTTTTGTCTGAATAAATTGATCTGAATTAGTTAAAGGAATGGGTGGATAGTAAGTTGAAGTGTATACTCTCTTACCATCTTTATCTATTTTTATTTTATTATTATCATATCTTTTCATATTAATAATCCAAATCTAAAGTAGGAGTCTCTAAACCACCACCTAAAACACTATTTATTGCTGGTTCTCCTTGTCCAAACAAGGTCGCACCAGATCCATAATAAGATTTTTCAAATTTTGGTGGTGGATTCAGTTTTGGTGAACCTGCTTGGTTTAATGTAAGGTCATTTGGTGACTGTAAACTAGCCAAATTAAGTTTACTTCCGAACAAGTTATACAACTCAGGATTTTTCAAAGCATCTGCAAATTTTAAACTAGACATTGGTAAATACTGTTCTTCAGCAACCCAAGGTATCTCATAGTGTTTTTGTGTAGCAGATGGTAATCTTTTACCAATGTAAACAAATGTACAATTTACTTGAATATACTTTGGTAGTTTTGCAAATACAGTTTCATACGTTCCAGTATCCATCACGTTATAAGTTAAAGCAGATATATAACCTGGTGTATCAGTATACATCTGTCCTATGGTTAGTTCTGTATATGGAGATATCATTCCTCTACCACCACTACCATCAGAATCTGACCAATGTGGATATGTTTGACCTGCTAGATAGTTTAACTTTTCCCATAAGAAAACTAATTCTTGATCTGACTTTGGATATACATCGAATGTAAAACCAATTTCTCTAGTTGTCCCTTGATAAACATAAACAGGATCTGGTCTACCAACATATCTTTCTGGTGAATACTCTGGTGAAAATGTATCTGTTATACCACTAAGTATTGCTCTAAATGCCATTGATTTATTATTTCTAACATCTTTAAATTTAAATGGTATCCAATCTAATTCATCTAAAGGTATATCTTGTCCACTTTCGGATGTACCAATCGAATAACTATCTTTTCCATAAGGTATTAAATTTACTCTATCGACACCCTTATCACTAAAAGCGTTTTGACCAAGTTTACTTAGAGCTCCTTTTGATGGTTTTCCACCTTCTTTAGATGGTATTAAGTCAAAATCCTTTGCTATCTTACGTAAACTTTCACCTTGTTTCTTTGCTTTTTTAACCATCGAATCAAGTTTTGTTACTTTGTCTACACCATCCCAAGACTTTCCTTGTTCTTCTAATAACTTCTTACCTGTTTTCTTTAAAAACTTCTTACCAATTTTACTAGCTTGGTCTTTTATAAAAATAGAAGCTTTTTCTGATATTGAGTTCCATACTTTCTGACTAATAAAATCAAATATAGTACCAGACGCAACAAGACTATCTAAATTAAGAAAACCATTTCTATTAATATGAAGAGCGCCTGGTATACTAAATATAGACAGAGGATTATAGATTTGAGGACTTATTTCTGAAGAAAAAGCATCACCCTTAACATCTCCATATTGTCTATACGCTTCTGGTATAAGGTCTTCATTTACAATTTTTACACTACCCTCTTCTGAAAGGTTATAAAGTCTAGTTGAAACTCGTTCAAACGGATTCTTTCTTTGTAATACTTGTTGTGCTTGTACAAACCTAGAACCTCTTACAAGAAAATCAAGAGAATTTGTTGCACCATTAATTCTACGAACATCTGCAAAGTATCTATCTAAAAATACACTTGGTTCTCTACCAAGCACCCTCTTACCTATGTCATCTGCAGCTTGAAAAACAGATGTTATTACATCAGAACCCTTATATGCTGGACTATCTATCTGAACCAAACCAGGAAATGCACCTTCTATTCTTGGCATTTCTACATCACCGATACCCCATTTTTCTCCTATCCCACGAACTACGAAAGGTTCTTGTCTATCTGGTGGAACTTCAAAACTTGGGAACGTATTCTTTTTAGGTTCTTGTCCAAAAACGTATTGTTGTATAATATTGATACCAGCATTAGATTGTTTTAACTTTGGATTTAAAAATCCACTAAATCCTAAATTTCTAGATGATGTTTGGTTATCATTACGAATACCAAAAGGACTTGTGTTGTCTAACATCTGAGCATAATAACTTTCAAAGAAACCATCATTACCGACATCTTCTAATCTAGAACCACCAAATTTAATCGTGAATAAATTATCTTTATTAAATAAACTAGTGAATCCACTTTTATCTTGACCTACAAATATAAAATCTGGAGTATCGAACTTTTCAAGTTTGGATGGTGGAAGTTGATTCGTACCACCTCTAGTCATGTCTCTATTATTAGAGTTAGGTCCTGTTGGGGACAAACTTGATAAATCTGCTGTTTCTTCTAAAAAAGGCATTATTCTGTATTCCTTACTAATTTACCCATTTTACTATCTACACTTTCTAAAAATCCATTTGAAACTGATTGTAATTTTTCCATGTTAGTTGCTCCATCAGCTCTAGTTATTTGACCAGATGCTGAAGCTTGATTATTTCTTACTAGTCTTGAAAGTTGTTCTACATTAACACCAACACTTTCTGCTAAAGCTCTTCTCTGTAAAACGTTTAATCTATTGAACTCAACTTCTCCACCAACCTGTTTTAGTATTTCTTTCATCACACCAACTTGGTCACCTTGTATTGCTAACATCCTAGCTCTATCAGTATTTATTGACCTACCCAATAACATTGAAGCTTCCATAGATTTTTCAATAGATGTTTCGAAATCTAACAATGACTCTGTTACCGATGCTACTGCACTCATGTCCAATCCAAGTTTTCTAGCCGCTGTACCTGCTGCTATTAAATTCTGTCCACCATCTTTTGCAAACGAAGCAAAGAACTCGGCGTTCTGTGCTAAATCTTTCATCACCAATGCTGGAGCAACACCTGCAGCCTCAATCATTGCTGCGTTAGACCTAATCTGATTTAATAATACTTCTCTACTAGCACCTGATATAGATTCCATTAAAGATAGTGTACCAGCTAACTCATCACTGGTCTGACCAGTTGCAGCTGCTGTTCTAGCAAAACTTAAACTTAGTTTTATTGCCTCATCAACACTTCCACCTAAATCAGATAGTATAGCCTTTTGAGCTTCTTCTACATCTTGTAACTCTAAACCAAATCCTTTTGCAGCCATACCTAAAGCTTTATTTGCTACAAGTAATTTACCTGCGGTTACTACCGACACCCCTAATTCTTTTCTCGTTTCAGCTACTTGTCCAGCAACCTTTACTAAAGCAGCACCTATTGCAACAACAATACCAAGTATACCCATTGGAGATTTTGCTAATAGTGAAAATGATTCAGCCGCTTGTTTAGCACCTGCAGCCATTCTAAAGACACCAGGAAAAGTATCCATTATAATATCTCTACCCTTAGCACTTGCTTTGAGTTGGTCTAGAGCACTCTTAACTTGGTCTTTAGTAACACCCTCTCGTAACCTTCCATCTTCAGTTATAAGTTGGTTTACTTTTGCAAGGTCTTCTGTAACACCTAGTACTTTATTAACTGCACCAAAGTGTTTTTCACCAGCTTGTGCTGCCTGTTCCTCTAAACTTATTACTTCTCTTAGGTCTTCAGCTTGGTCTTTGTACGGTCTTCCACGTTTAGCTGCCATCTTTTTTCCTTGTTACTGTTAAAATCCTGCTACGTTTGGATAACGTCTTTGTAACTCTTTTTTATTTTTTTTGATATATTTTTCGATGTCATCTCTACCTTTTTCTAAATCTTTTATTTTTTTAGCCAACTCTGGATCCGTTGACTGAAGTTTTTTCATTGTCTGTGATTTAGCTTGTTTTGCTACAGAACCAAAAATAGCACCAATAAATTTACTTATCAGTCCTTCTTGTTCTTTTACAATGTATTTGGGCATCATGTTCTCCAATAAAATTAAGTATTATAACTCAATAATAAATATCAATTTTTATATTTATTCATCTCTTTTTTGAACTCTTCCGCCTCTGCTTTATAGAACTTCTGTAGTCTTTTTAAGTAGAATGTACGTAAATAGATAGGTAGATTATACGCGTCTGTAAATGTAAATCCACCTTTAGAATGTAAGATTAGTTGAAATATTTCTTCGTGTATTTGTAACTTATACTCAGGTGTTAGGCCAAAAAAATCGCACGGTGATTGGAATCACCACCTCTGTCTCCTTTCCACTAGAGTCTTTAATAATTGTTGTCATGTCCATATCTGGTGTAATTTTATTCAGATATTGTCTAAAAGATAAAGAATCCCTAGATAAAAATTCATTATCAACAAAATTATTAATATAAGACTTTTCTGAATTACCATCTACTGATAAAATCATTTTTTTAAATCTTGTAGTTAAACCTGATGACTGTAGTTTTGTAATCTTTTCCATTGCTTTAATATCAGATTCAATATCCTTTTCGTCTTTACCATTTAATAATTTAAAAGTAATTGTTCTTTTAGAATTTGGTAATTCGTATGAAAATTCATTTGTCCCTTTAGACAGTTTTTTGAAATCTATTTTTACTGGTTCTAGTTTGGTTAAATCTACACTTTGTTCCACACCCTCATACTCAAACTCATACTCTTTACCATAACCGAGAATACGAGCAGCAACCATGATTGCATTCTTGTCACCAATCAATAACTCATTTACGTTTATTGTTTTGTCTACTATTAAAGATTGTAACAAAACATCAATAACAGTTCCTTGTTGTATTAGATTTTGTGAGGTTAGTATATCCTCTTCCTTTGCGGTCATGTATTTTACTTCTACTTTACCACTAGATAGGGGATGACCATCAACATAGAAATGACCTTTGGATGGTAAGTCTACCACTTCCGTAGGAAATTTATAATCAGCCATAAATGACTCCTTTGTTTGTATTAATATATATAACTAATTTTGTCTTAAAACTATTTTATTTTTTACCGAACTTCTCAGCCGCAGTAACACCAAGACCAACTACTGAAATGTACATGAAACATTCCAATATCTTGTCCTTGACTTCAAATGCAGAAAAGGTATCAGCACCCCAACTACAAATCAACATAAAAAATGCTGCAAAACCAACTGTTCTCTTTGATGATATTTTCGCATCACTAGATAACATTTCTGTTAAAAAACTCATGTTTACTCCTTAGAATTGTAAGATTGCGTAATCGTATTTAAGTGTTAGTTGTATTTCAGCTGGATCACTTGAAGCGTAATCTAAATCACCAAAGTTAGCTGTCTCAATATAAGTACCTTTCAATACCCATTCTTCAACAACATCACCAACTGGTCCTAACAAATTAAATGTAACATCTTTTTTATAAAAATCTGAGTATCCATCACGGCCTGTTACTGACTCGTGTGATAAACGAACCCATTCCATAACTGCTTGTGCAGCTGATGGAACAACTGGATCATAAAGAGTAATGTCGACTGGTTGCCAAGCACCTTTACCTTTAATATAACGTTTAACGTTGATATGGTCTAAGACAATTTCTTCAAACTGAATTTGAGGTCTATTCGCTGTCTTTACCAAATATGATGGAATACCTTCTATGTACATGATGAACCTATTTTTTGTTTTCGGTTCAAACGGTGTGAACATAATTTCGGAAGGATCTAATGTAGCCATTCTTTGTTCTCCTAAAAAGTCGTTTATTTCTACTCATAAATAAATATCAATTAAACAAATTTTCATTAAATAAAATAAAAAACCCCTCATAAAGAGGGGCTTTTTAGGTATTAGTTACTAACTAATGTTACTCAGGAAATGTGGCTCCTGTTGGTTGTACTACGAAATCAAGTACAATGAACTCTGCAGTTCTTGTTGGTTGAACAAATATCTGTCCTACCAACTGATTTCTATCTACAACGTCTGGTGTGTTATTAGTATCATCCATGACAACTCTAAAAGCACTTAAACCACTATTTTGTTGTACTTGTTCTAGATACGGATTGACGATATTTAAGAATCTATTTCTTAACGCCTGTGTATTTTGTTCAAATACCAAGTATCTTGAAGAACTTGCAATAAATTTCCTTAATGCAATTAGTAATCTACGAACATTGATTCTGTCTAATGCAGATGGTTTAGATTGTAGTGTCTTTTGTCCAAATACCACAACTCCTTGACCAGGAAATGAAGCAATTGGATTAACTCTACCTTCATAAAGTTCATCTCTTTCAGCATGAGTCAATCTTGTTTTAGCTTCTAGTACAGAAGTTAATCCACCACGATTTAATCCAGCTGGTGCAAACCATTCATGAGCTACTCTATCAGTATAAGAAATCACACCAGGTAAAACTACTGATGGTGGCACCCATACTGGTCTTGCAGTATCACGATTAGGTATTTTTACCCAAGGATAATATGTAGCAACATAATTAGTGTCTAATGAACTAATTGTGTCATTTACAGTTTGTACTGAATCACTATATGCTGCAGAATCCATAATGTAAAGTGCATCTGCTCTAGACTCAACCTTAGATATAGCATGGTTTGTGACTTGTGGATGTAATCTATGTATTACACCAGGTGTCACTAACAAATTGATATCAAATTCATCAGGATTACTTACAGCATTTAAAGCTCTTTTATAAGCTAAAGTACCATTAGTAGATGAAGTTGATAAATCAAACCCTTGTGTGTTGGTTGCTGTAATATCCGGCCCTATATTATATGGTGTAGCTGGATTTCTTCCATCAAAACCCCATTGAAAAGGAACAACAAATTTTCTCTGTGCTACTGCTGAACCAGAAAGAGTCAATTTCTCAGCTGCTGCTGAATATTGAGCACCTAAAGCATCTGCTCCATCATTTCCTGGCATATCCTCAAGTGACATACTTACGTTGTTTCCAACTGCAGCTGCATTAGGGATTGGTGCAAGATATTGACGATTATCATCTTTTACATATTTACTAATAAAATCAAATCCATAAAATACTGCAGAATCAAAGTTTCCTACAGTATTAGTTTGACTTCTATTAAATGAAGCACTTGGTACTGCTGTACCACCTGGTATAGGATTATTAACTGCTGCATGGCCCATAGGAACAACTGAATCTGGATATTGACTTAGATTATCATCTGTTTTTGTATAATCACCAACCCTAATATGTTTACTTAGATTTGGATAATCACCAAAGTAAGTTAACTTACCATTTGAGTCAATAGTTACGTGTCTATCACCAATCCTCTTTGCAAAGTAATTTGGTGAATTTACATCAAAAGTTAATCCATCAAACTGTTCTAATATAGTGTCATCATTAATACTATTAGGAGCAACAACTCTGGTTTGTAATGAAAAAGTTCCAAAGTCTGAACCTGCCACGTCATCTGCAGATTTTATATTTAAAATGGCTACTTTTATCGAGTTGTTTATATCACTACCATGAGAACGACTATATATTCTAAAAAGATTATATCTTGTGTTATTAGAACGTTGTGATTGAATATATGGTGTTCTTGCGGTGTTGTATGCAACATTACCACTATATGTGGATTCATTACCAAGTGTGTCTATTGAAGTAGATCCACCTGTAAAATCTAATCCGTTTGAAGTATTTTCCGTGTGTATCTGAGCAGTTGTAGTCGGAGCATTCATCGATTTATGTTTAAATACTTTATAAACATATACAGACGAATCTGATTGACCACTCTTTGCAGATTGTGGATCTGAACTAATTACCTCAGTAATAAAATCAGCACTAGCTGTACTAAATGATATATTATAATTTTCGCTACTTACATTACTTCCTGAAACTACTAATGAAAATTCATTCCAAGTTCCTGAACCTGTAGTCTTACTCAAATCTCCAGCTCCGCTAGATCCTCTAGATGGTGCTAGTACTGCTAATGTAGTATTTGTAGATCCTGATATCTGTAGAGATACAGAATCTGATTGATACCCACCCAATCCAAGAATCCTAACAATTGTTACGACTCCTGCACTTCTTAAATATTGTTCTACGGTGTATGGTGTGTAAAACCTATCATCAACTCCACCAAACACTTCTTCAAATTCTTGAAATGAAGTTATTTGAGTTGGTACAAATGCTGGGCCTTTTCTAGTTGGCCCAATAATTGCAGCACCTATTTCCCCAATAGCTTGAGGAAGAAATGATAAATCGGTTTCACGAGTAAATACACCTGGCGAAACTATTCTTTCAGCCATTTTATTTTCTCCTAGTTAATTTTATTATACAAATTCTTTGAATAAATACAATTATTCTATTATAAGTATAACCTAAGTTC